CGTGTGCTCTTCCGATCTAAAATTGATGCAAAAGCGTTTCTTTTAAGGGTTGAAAAGCTTGATAAATTGATTGCCAACAAAATGACAGAGATAGAGCAGTGGAAATTACTTGCTCAATCCACAACAGCCCGATTGGCTGAGGATAAAGTGCTGGCTTCCGGCAGTCAATCCAAAATGGCAGATGCCGTTATAAAGTATGTTGATTTAGAAAAAGAGATTGACAGCCTGATTGACGAACTTATTGACGAAAAAAGAGAAGTAATTGCAGTAATAGAACAGCTCGATCCCGTTGAGTATGACTTATTGCATAAAAAGTACATCCAATATGAGCATTACAAGGACTTTTACGACATAGCGGCAGCCTTCAAACAGACTTATTCATGGGCAACAACAACGCATGGCAGGGCATTACAGCAAGTAAGGCGCATTTTGGAAGAACGAAGGGCAGAAAAACTTAAAGCTTGTGACGTGGTGTGACTTATTTGTTATGCTGTGACTTTAAACAGTGATATAATGTAAGCTGTGAAAAGTGAAATTAGTTTGTTTTCGTGTTATTTGACACTCCTAAGAAAAGCAAAGAAGCGCTCTGCCTTAATGGTTGGGCGCTTTTTTGTATGCTAAAAATCAGAATCAGAGAAAGGGGCGGTGGAATGCAAATTATAAATAAAGCGGTTAAGGATTTGATTCCATACGAGAACAATCCCCGTAAGAACGACAAAGCGGTTAAGTATGTTGCAGAAAGCATCAAACAGTTTGGCTTTAGGATTCCTATAATCATTGACAAAGACAATGTAATTATTGCCGGGCATACAAGGCTGAAAGCGGCAAAGAGATTGAAGATTAAAGAAGTGCCGTGTGTAGTTGCTGATGATCTGACAGAGGAACAAATAAAAGCTTTCAGAGTGGCAGACAATAAAGTTGCTGAAAAATCTGAATGGGATTTTGAAATTTTAGATTTAGAGATTGAGAGCTTACCCGATTTCAATTTTGAGGATTTCGGCTTTGAGTTTATAGACGAAGAAGCGGAAGCTCCCGAAGAGGAAAAACCAAAAGAAAAGAAAAACGAGCGGCTAAGGACTGACGAAGCGTACAATTTGCCGTCTGTCAATTTAAACCGCTGTGAGGGCTTTTATCAAATGCCAATTCTTTACGGCGAAGATTACATTCCCGAAAATCTTATAGGCTTTAATTACGCTCTTACATCAACGAACAAAAACACGGGCATTCACTTCTATATTGACGATTACCAATTTGAGCGAATATGGAACAGCCCGGAACAGTACATTGACATTTTGAGCGCTTATGATTGCGTTTTAACGCCTGACTTTAGCTTATATATGGATATGCCGCTCTCAATGAAGATTTGGAACACTTTCCGCAGCAGGCTTATTGGGCAAATGATGCAAGATGCCGGAATAAGAGTTATTCCCACGGTATCATGGGCAGAAAAAGAAACATTCGCCTTTTGCTTTGACGGCTTACCCGAAGAGAGCGTACTGTCAATATCAACAATAGGCGTTAAGAAAGACACAGAAGCTTTTGAAATATGGAAAGCAGGCACAACGGAACTGCTGAAACGTAAAAAGCCGAAAGCGTTGATTGTTTACGGCGGCGAAGTTGAATTTGATTACGGCAAGACGAAAGTATATTACTTTTCAAATGCTGTAACAGAGAGAATGAGAAAGGGCAAGAAGAATGAAGATATTGAAAAAATTCAAATTTAATATACAATTATTCGGGGGAAGGGGAAGCGGTTCTTCGTCAAGGGGTAGAACTCCCGGCGGCGGTGGTATAAAGCCCGAAGAGATTTTAGACACAAGAGAACTTGTGACAACGAGAGCGGAACATCAAGCCGAAACAGACGAGCTTTTAGGAACTGCAAGAGATTTTAGAGATAAATACGGTGATGACGGCATTACCGAAGAATTACAGCTTGCGACACTAAAGCCGAGCGCACAAGATGCAATGGCTTATTGTGATTCATTCGGCAATGTTGCTTTCAACGAGAACTATTTTAACAAAAAGAAATTAACGACTGCTTATGATGAGTGTGTAAAGTCGGGCTATCATCCGGGAAGAGGTAATAAAACAGCTGTACAGGCTGTTGCAGCGCACGAATTAGGGCATCATATAAACAACAAATTGGCAGCAAGGTTGGGAAAAGATTCGGATGCTTTGGCAACGGAGATTTGCAATGCTGCAAGAAAACAAACGAAGCACAGGGGCGTTGTTCAAATGGAAAACAAAATAAGCCGTTACGCTTCATCAAACAACAAAGAAGCTATTGCAGAAGCAATGGCAGATGTATATTGCAATGGCAAGAAAGCGAAAAAAGAAAGTATTGCGATTGTTAATGTTATAGATAGCTATTATAAAAAATAAAAAGGAGTGGTAAACATGGCAAAAGGCAAAATTGTATATTCAGAGCCTGAAGGATATTTTCCGAAAAGCATTAGAAAAAAAGTAGGGCTTGGCGAGTTTGCGAAGAAGCAAACAGATGCAAAGAAAACAACGACTAAAAAGACAGTAAAGAAAAGCAAGTAAAAAAAGAGTGGTAAGGGCGCAAATGTCCTTACCATTTTTTATGCGTTCAGAAAGGGGGCGAGATAATGGCAAACAAGAACCCGACAAACAAGACGGAAAATTTAACACCTTTTAATCAAATGCCCGAAGAACAAGCAAAAGCAATTCGATCTAAAGGCGGCAAAGCAAGTCAAGAAAAAAGAAAACAGCGTAAATTAATGCGAGAGCAGGCAGAATTGTTATTATCGCTGCCGCTGAAAGACAAAGCCGCAAAAAAGAAATTGCGAGAAATGGGCGTTGATGCCGACAATCAAGACAATCAAATGTTGATAGTCTTGCAGCTGTGGAGAAGAGCGGCGGCAGGCGATTTGGAAGCAACGAAGCTTTTAATTGAGCTTATGGGAGAAAAAGCAGCAACGCAAGTGAGCATAAGCGGAGAGCTTAACAATCCTTTCAAGGACTTAACAACGGAAGAATTAAAGGCGCTGATCGCAAGTGAATAAAGAGCTTTTAAAACATTATGCACGGTTAGAGCTTGCAAGGCGTGATTTCTTCTATTACTGTCATTTAACTGCACCAGATTTTTATTTTAAAGAGCGAACATTTCTGAGCAATCAATGTGAGGAAATGCAAGATTTTATAGAGCAAGACGAATACAAGGTTTTAGTAATAAATGAGCCGCCGAGATTCGGTAAATCAAGGACTTCGCAAAAGCTTGTTGAATGGGTTTTAGGTAGAGACAAGCGACAAAAAATAATGACAGGATCGTATAACTCAACGCTTTCAACGACCTTTTCAAAGAATGTAAGAAACACTATTCAAGAGGTAAAGGCAGACGAAAGCAAAATAGTATACTCAGATGTGTTCCCGGATGTGCGAATTAAAGCAGGCGATGGCGCAATGAACTTATGGAGCTTAGAAGGCGGCTATAACAACTACTTGGCTACATCTCCGGGCGGTACTGCAACGGGCTTCGGCGCAACATTGATTATTATTGATGACTTAATCAAGAATGACTATGAAGCACACAACGAAGCTGTAAAAGAGAAGCAGTGGAGTTGGTTTACAGATACGATGCTTTCCCGATTAGAGGAAGGCGGCAAAATTATTATAGTTATGACAAGGTGGGCAACAGATGACCTTGCAGGGCGAGCTTTAGACCATTTCGGGAAGCTGGGCGTAAAGGTTAAGCACATCTGTTACAAAGCGGTACAAGATGACGGAACGCTGCTTTGCGAGAGCATATTGTCACAAGAAAGCATTGCTCTAAAAAAAGCAACAATAGGACTTGATATTTTCAACGCAAACTATCAGCAAGAGCCGATTGACATTAAAGGAAGGCTGTATTCAGGCTTTAAGACTTATACAGAAATTCCAAAAGACGAAAGCGGAAAGCCGCTCTTTAAATACATTTTGAACTATACCGACACTGCCGATACGGGCAGTGATTTTTTATGTTCAATTTGCTATGGAATGTATGAAGATAGCTACTATATTTTAGACATTCTATACACGAAAGATGCAATGGAGATTACAGAGCCTGCAACAGCTGCAATGCTGACGAAAAACAATGTGGGCTGTGCAATTATTGAATCAAACAACGGCGGTAGAGGATTTGCACGAAATGTTGAAAGGATATGCAGAGAGAAAGGAAACAAACACACTGTTATTAAGTGGTTTCATCAATCACAAAACAAGGTTGCGAGAATCCTCTCCAACAGTGCGAGCGTTCAAAACAATGTTTATTTCCCGGTAAATTGGAAAGACCGTTTCCCGGAGTTTGCAGAGGATATATTGAAATATCAAAAAGAAGGCAAGAACGCTCATGACGATGCAGCAGATGCCTTAACGGGCGTTTATGAGAATCCGAAGCCGAAAGGCGAATTGAAATTAAACAGAAATTTGAAAGGGGGCTTATAATTGGTATTCAGATTTCCAAAAGAGAAAGAATTTACACTGACTGAACTTGATGATTTCATAGGCAAGCATAGGCAAGAAGTTTCAGAGCGTTACGAAAAGCTGAAAAACGCTTATGAAGGCAAGCACGAAATATTATTTTTGCCCAAAAAGCCAGCACACAAGCCGGACAATAGAATTGTCGTAAATTTCCCGAAATATATTGTTGATACTTTCAACGGCTTTTTTATTGGCAATCCGATAAAGACGGTAGCAGACGAAGAGCCGATTGCCGATTACGTTGAGTATATCGACCAGTACAACGATCAGGATGACAACAACGCAGAGCTGTCAAAGATATGCAGCATATATGGACATGGATTTGAAATGTACTATTTAGACGAAGATGCTAATTTGTGCATTACTTATCTAAACCCAATGGAAGCATTTATGATTTATGACGAAAGCATAGTGCAAAGACCGTTGTATTTTGTGCGAAGATATACAGATTATGAGGGCAACGAGTACGGAAGCATTTCTGACGGTACAGCTGTAAGGCATTTTCAGATCACGGGCGGCTTGAAATGGACAGACGAATGGAAGCTACACTACTTCGGGGATGTTCCGGCAACAGAGTTTCTTGAAAATGAAGAAAGGCTTGGAGCTTTTGAGCCTGTTATGTCAGCGATTAACGCTTTTAACAAGGCAATTTCCGAAAAAGCAAACGATGTTGATTACTTCGCAGATGCTTATTTGAAAGTATTAGGCGCTGCTCTTGATGATGAAGATACAATGCACATTCGGGAAAACAGAATTATAAATTTTGTGGGCGAAGGTGACGGCGGCGTTACTGTTGATTTCATGAACAAGCCCGAAAGCGACACGACACAAGAAAATTTGTTAAATCGTCTTGAAATGTACATCTTCTTAATTGGCATGGTTGCCAATGTATCAGATGAAAATTTCGGTGTGCAGTCGGGCATTGCGTTACAGTACAAGGTTTTAGCAATGCGTAACCTTGCAAAGACCAAAGAGCGCAAATTTACAAGCGGAATGAACCGCAGATACAAGCTTTTATTCAGTCATCCACGCTCAAAAGTGCAAAAAGACGATTGGATAAAGCTAAAATATCAATTTACGCTTAATATTCCGTCAAATATTCTTGAAGAAGCAGACATTGCGGCGAAAATGGAAGGCATAACAAGCAAGGAAACACAGCTCAAAGTGCTTTCTATCATCGACAATGTAAAAGATGAAATTGAAAGAATGGAAGAGGAAGCAAAGCAAGCTCAGGAAAAGGCGATGGAACAAGCAATGACTTTCGGGGCAATGGCAGCAGGCGCAGAGCAAGAAGAACAGCCTGAAAATCCTGAACAGTTGGAAGAAGAAACGGAATGATGCTTAAATGGACAGCTTGACTTATTGGAAAAAACGAGAAGAGGAAGCCTTAAAGCATTATATATCCGATGAAAAGCAGTACGACAGAGAAATAAGCCGCATTTACAGCGATATGTTAGACGGCATACAGGGCGAAATTAGCGCCTTTTATGGCAAGTACGCAAAGAGTGAGGGCATAACCATTGCAGAAGCTAAAAAGCGTGTTTCTGCTCTTGACATTGCGGCTTACGAGCGAAAAGCAAAGCGATATGTTAGAGCAGCGGCGAGAGATCGAAAAGCTAACGGCGGCAAGACGAACAAAAACGGCTTTTATTTCTCCCAAAGAGCAAACGAAGAAATGAAGCTTTACAATCTGACAATGAAAGTAAACCGTCTTGAAATGCTCAAAGCAAATATAGGGCTTGAAATGATAAAAGGACACGCAGAACTTGAAACATTCATGGAAGATATTCTGCAAGGGCGAACAATGGAAGAATTGGAGCGGCAGGCAGGCATTTTGGGCAAGACAATAAAGAACAACGCACAAGCGGCACATTCTATTGTCAATGCTTCATACAAGAACGCTACATTCTCTGATCGTATATGGATGTATCAAGACATTATGAAGGCTGATTTAGGCAAGCTTTTGCAGCAAGGCATGATACAAGGCAAAAATGCCCGTGTTCTCGCACGAGATATTGAGCGTTATGTTGTGGGTAATAAGAGACAACCGCATGACAAAAAAGGCGCTAAATATTACGCTGAAAGACTTATGCGCACGGAGCTTGCAAGGGTGCAGACAGAAGCGCAGAAACAGTCTTTTGAGCGTAACAGTTACGAGCAATACAAATTTATTGCTAACAGCGGCTGTTGCAAAGACTGTCAAGACTTAGACGGCAAAGTGTTTGATGTTAAAGATATGATGCCCGGAAAGAACGCAGCGCCTATTCATTGCTTTTGCCGATGCAGTACAGCGGCATATTCAGACAGAGAAGAGTACGAAAAATGGCTTGACTTCCTCGACAAAGGCGGAACAACAGAAGAATACAACAAGTTAAAAAACAAAGGTTAAGAGATTAAAAGAAAGGATGTGAACGAATGGCGCATTTACACTCAGTGTATGACGGAGATACGCATTTTAAAATAATCCCGGTTAGTAGAAAAATTGAAAACACAACAGGCAAAGTTATTCTTATGCAAAACGATCACAACTCAGAGCGTTTTACTTTTGAAATTCCCCGTTATATCGAAGGGCATGACATGAGTATTTGCAATAAGGTAGAAGTTCATTACAACAACACCGACACAAAGACGAAAGATGTAAATAAAGATGTTTACGAAGCAACAGATTTGCAAGTATCGCCCGATTCAGAAGATGTTGTGATTTGCAGCTGGCTTATTTCTGGCAATGCCACAAAGTATGCAGGCTCGTTGTATTTTGTGTTGAGATTTGCTTGCTTGACCGATTCGACTATTGATTATCAATGGTTCACTGACATTTACAAAGATATAACAATATCCAAGAGCATATTTAATACAGAAACGGTTGCGATAGACAACTCAGACATTCTTGAACAATGGAAAGCAGAGATTGAAGCGCTTTTCAATTCGGGTGGCAGCGGAAGTGGCGGCGGTGTAGCTGAATCCGTTGTTAATGAGAAGATCGCAACGGCAAAGCGTGAGCTTATAGGCGGTGCAGACGATTTAACAGATGCCGATACTATTCATGCTGCCAAAAACTTAGCAAGAGGATTAGTAAACGGATTAGAAAGTAAAGTTGTAAAGACAACGGAGTTGAACAACGCTATTGACAGTGCTTTGTTGCAAGCAAAAGAAAGCGGAAGGTTTGACGGAGTTGACGGAAAAGACGGAGCGGCAGGCAAAGACGGGCAAGACGGAGCAAACGGCTTGTCAGCGTATCAAATATGGCTTCAGCAGGGCAATACAGGCAGCGAAGCAGATTTTCTTGAATCGTTACAGGGTGCTGACGGAGCTAAGGGTGATAAAGGCGAAAAAGGTGACACAGGAGCAACGGGTGCTACGGGTGCTGCTGGTTACACGCCGCAAAAAGGCACTGACTATTGGACACCAACGGACAAGGCAGAAATTATTGCTTCTGTTATTGAAACTTTGGGCGGTGAACCTATATTCGGATATGTCGACGAAAACAAGAACATTGTTGTTCAAGGAAATCTTGCAGACGGAAAATATTCCGTGAAATATGAGATGGAAGATGGAAGCAGTGTTGACATTGGCAATCTTGTACTTGACAGCAATGTTTACTATTCGGTTACTAACAATCTTACGAATTGTATTAACAATAACAATGCGACACAGGCAGTGCAGGGCGGCAGCTATTCCGCAACGATAACAGCAAATAGCGGTTACGAGCTTTCCTCTATCACTGTTACAATGGGTGGTGTTAACATATCAAGCTCGGCGGTTAGTGGTAGCAATATTACCATTGCGAATGTAACGGACAATATCGTCATTACCGCCATTGCAGAAGAAATAGTTGTTGAACCTACTAACCTATTGCCACAAGCTATTTTTAATACATCAGAAGATCCTGTAAACAGCGATAAAGGTTATGTATCAGGGTATAAAATATCTAATTCGAGCGGCGGTTTAAGTCAAGTAACAGGGTGCTATTCTTCAGGCTACATCGAAGTTGGCATTAATGATACAGTAACTATTAAAAATATTACCCTTCGTTCAGACGGTAACGCAAATAATATTGTCCTATATAGCAACACAAACAAGGCGTCCAAAATCATAGGCATGCCTGGACCTACAGGTGCGTTTGATAGTGATGTGACAGTTAGCGACGGAGTTTATACTTTTACTCCAAGCACTTGGACTACAGATGCGAGTGTAGCCTATTTTCGATTCTCTTGCGGTGGTATTACCGATGAATCAATTGTTACAGTGACTAAAGCAAAAGCTTGATTGGGGTGAAGTTTGTGTATAGATACAGTCATTTTATTTTGCAAAACATTGCTCCTACAGAAGCAAAAAGAATAGGGGTATATGACAATACAAACAGAAAGTTATACAATATTCCGCTCGGCAGATTGGCTCCACCAACAACAAAGGAAAAGTTATACTCTTTCGGTTTGATAAGTGATATTCATATATCGCATTACTCAAAGGTTGATTGGAATCCTGATACTAAATTCGACAATGCTTTAACCTTTTTTGAAAATAACGGTTGTGAAATGTGTATAGTCACAGGTGATTTAACAAATACAGGTTTCTATCTGCGAACTGATGAAAGCACGGCCGGTACGGAGTATTTAGACGAAAGACAATTATCGAAGTACAAGGAAATTTGCGACAAACACACTATCCCTGTGTATGAGATAGCTGGGAATCATGAAAATTACTACGAACAAGATTTGATAAAAAATCTTGACAAATGGGAAACGTACACAGGAAAAAATGTAACATCTTATACCATTACACAAGGTGATGATTTGTTTATCTTATTGGGGCAATCTTCCGTTTCTGCAGTGGTGAGTGATAACGATTTTGAGTGGTTTAAGACTACTCTCGAAACAAACAAGGACGGACGGTGCTTTGTGTTTGTTCATTCGTACATCGAAGAAGATAGCGGAGACGCAGGGGATTTTCGTGAAAATTCAATCTTCCAATATTGGGGGACAACGAAAAGAAATGCGTTTATGAATTTGCTCAAACAATATTCTAACGTAATTCTTTTTCACGGACACTCACACATTAAATTTGAATGTCAAGAAATTGATGACAACGCAACCTACACCGAAAAAAACGGGTTTAAATCTGTGCATATTCCTTCGTTAGGCAGACCAAGAAATATTGACCTTTTGTCCGCAACAACACCATACGCAGACAGCGAAGCACAGGGTTATATAGTGGATGTTTATGATGATTGTATCGTACTTAATGGTATGGATTTAATCAATAATAAACCCGTTCCATTAGGCGTTTTTAAGATTGATACAACGGTTTAAAAATTCACAGGCAGCACGGGAACAATAACAACGTAACAAAAGCACTCTTTCAAAGGGTGCTTTTTCTTTTGGAAAGGAGCGGCAAAAGTGATAACGATTAAACAATCTGAAGGCTGTATTTCCGTTGAAGGACACGCAGAGTATGCGCCTGTTGGACAGGATATTGTTTGTGCGGCTGTATCAACGCTTACGCAGGCTTTTGTTGCTTCAGTCGAAGAATTAACCAATGACAATTTAAAAGCGGAATTATGGGCTGGCAAAGCCCTTATTCAATACGAAGAGAATCTTTCAAGAGATGCGCAGCTTTTGAGAGATTCTTTTCTTTTGGGTGTGCAGATGGTAGCTGAAGCGTACCCGGAAAACGTACAAATATTGACCGAGCTGTGAAGTCATTAAAAGCAACAGGACAAAGTGCAGGCGTGGATCACTTTTCAAAAAAAGCTACGGAGTAACACACAGGGCAAGCATTGATTCCCTATTAAAAAAAGCTAATGGGAAACAGAAAAAAGTTTAAAAAAGAGAGGTAAAAAAATTATGAGTTGGAAAAAGAACTATTTAATGCTTCAGATGTTTGCAGACGATGCAGGCAGCGGCAATGGAACAGACGGCGCAACAGGCAGTGAGGAAAACAAGGGCGCTGCTAACAATGGACAGCAAAGCGGCAACGGCAACGGCAACGGGGGCAGCACTCAGCAGAAGGATGCACCAAAGTACACCGATGCAGACGTAAACGCATTGCTCAATAAGAAGTTTGCTGAATGGCAGCAGAAGAAAGAAAGAGAAACTTCTGAAGCTGAACGCCTTGCTAAAATGACGGCTGAACAAAGAGCCAATGAGCGTTTGGCAACTCTTGAAAAAGAGCTGAACCAATACAAAGCTGCCAAAGCAAGAGAAGATATGGCAAGTCAGGCACGTTCTATTTTGAGAGAAAAAAATATCAATGTTGCAGACGGGCTTATTTCAAACCTTATTGCCGCAGATGCGGAGACAACAAAAGCAAACTGTGAAGCGTTTATTAGTCTTTATCAACAAGCAGTAGAGAGCGGCGTTAAAGAGAAGTTGGCAGGCACGGGAACACCGAAGAAAGGCGGCACAAGCGGCTACACTAAGGAACAAATTCTCGCAGTTGCTGACAGATCGGAACGACAACGCTTAATGCAAGAAAACATTAAATTATTTCAGTAAAGGAGAAAAAGAAAATGAAAGATTTTAAAATTAAACTTCAGCTTTTTGCAGCAGCAGAGGGCTTAACAACAGCAGCAGACATGGAGCCGGGTATCTCAATCGACCTTGCAAACACATTTAACGGCAACATTAAGGAGTTGCAGAAAGTTTTAGGACTTACTTCGCTTCGTTCTATGCCTGCCGGAACAACCGTTAAAATTTATAAGTTGGAGCAGACAACAACGCCTGAGCAAGTTGGTGAGGGTGAAGTTATCGGCTTGACTAAATTTAAAAGAACTCTCGCCAAAACAGTTGAGCTTTCTTTTAAAAAGTTTAGAAAAGAGACAACTATTGATGACATTCAAAAAGTTGGCAAAGAAATGGCTATCTACGACACAGACGAGCTTCTCATTAAGAAGATTCAGAAAGGTATTAAGTCGGACTTCTTTGCTTCTTTTGCAGAGGGTACAGGCACTGCCGCAGGCACAGGCTTACAGGCTGTTCTTGCTAACATTTGGGGCGAGTTGCAAAAAGTATATGAAGATGAAGATGTAACACCTATTTACATGGTATCTTCAGACGATATTGCAGCTTATCTCGGCACAGCACAAGTAACAATGCAGACAGCTTTCGGCTTCTCTTATATTGAGGACTTCTTGGGCTTGGGTACTGTATTGGTATCTCCTGCACTTACTAAAGGTACAGTTTACGGCACAGCAAAAGAGAATATCAAAGGTATCTTTGCGCCTGCTTCTTCAGGAGATGTTGGCAGCACAGTAGGACTTACTTCTGATAGCACAGGACTTATCGGCATGAAGCATTATGTTGACAATACAACAGCTAATCCCGGAACACTTGTGCTTTCTGCTGTTAAATTCTATTGCGAATTGCTTGACGGCGTAATTAAAGGCACAATCAGCTCAACAGGAGCTTGATCGTAAACCGTGACAATTCGTCACGGTTAGAGAAAGGAGCATAAAAGACGATGTACAAAGTTATTAATTATTTTACGGATTTGCAAGACGGCAATCATGCTTACGATGTAAACGATACTTTTCCCCGTGAGGGCTTAAAAGTCAGCGAAGAGCGTATTGCGGAGCTTTCCGGCAGCGGAAATTTGCAGAAAAAGCCGCTTATAGCAGCAGTTGAGGAAAAAGAAACAGCAGTTGAGGAAACACCTAAGAAGGCAAAGGCGAAGAAATCCGCTGACAAATGACAGGGGGTGCTTGTGAATGCTTGAAAATCTTAAATTGATGCTCGGCATTGCTCCCGAAAATACGGACAAAGATTCTTTGTTAAAACAGCTTATCGCTTTAGCTACTGCAAGATTAAAAGGGCTTTTGGGCGGCATTGAACCGCCTGAAAGCTTAGATTATATCATTCTTGAAGTGACAATAAAGAGATATAACAGGATAGGCTCAGAAGGCTTGTCAAGTCATTCGGTAGAGGGAGAAAGTCTTTCTTTTAGCAATGACGATTTTGCAGAATTTGCTACGGATATACAATCCTTTTTAGGCAAACAAAAGGAAGCGACAAGGGGCAAGGTGCGTTTTATATGAGATTTGATACAGAGGTATTTTTTGAGAGCGTACAGAGCGTTTATGATGCTAATACAGGCAATTACACTGATTCTGTAACAGAGCTTAAACAATATGCTTCTGTTACGGATTCGGGAACGCAGACAATGCTTCTTGTTTACGGCAAAATCAAACAAGGCTCTTTGACAATCCGCTTGCAAAATCATTTTAAAGAACCTTTTGACAGAATCCGTATAGGCGAAAAGCATTATTCGGTTGATATGATGCGTACACTTTGCAGAATGCAAGTTTTTGTTGTAAGCGAGGTGCAGTGAGTATGGGCAGCAGTGGTATTCATGTTGAAGGACTTGACAAGCTTATGAAAAAGCTGAAAGACAATGTAACGCTTGATGATGTAAAGCGTGTTGTTTCTCAAAACGGCGCAGAATTACAACAAAAGATGCAGGCAAAGGCAGACTTCAAAAAAGGTTATCAAACAGGGCAGACAAAGCGCAGCATAGGGCTTGAAAAGACGGATAACGGACTTACAGCAGAGGTTGAACCGGGAACGGAATACAGCCCGTATTTGGAATATGGCACACGCTACATGGATGCCCAGCCGTTTGTTAAGCCTGCACTTGATGCTCAAAAGGAAATTTTCAAGCGTGATATGCAAAAGCTTTGTAAGTAGGTGATTTTTTATGCTCGATCCGCAACAAGAATTGTTTATAAAATTAAAGATTGACATTGAAAAGCTGGGATATTCCGTATATGACGGGGCTTTGCCGCCTGAGAACACGCCATATCCTTTTGTTTATTTAGACGGCTTTGCTCAAACTGACAGAATCCTTAAAAACGCTGTAATGGGTACTGTAACGCCGACAATTCATGTTTGGCACAATAGCGAAAAACAGCGTGGAACGGTATCTGAAATGCTTTTAAACATTAAAAGGCTTTGCTATTCAATAGACAAGACAACAAGCTATTCTTGGCTGTTAGACAGCCTAAATCAAACGATTATTACAGATACAACAACGAGAACGCCGCTTTTACATGGTGTTCTTGATTTATCTTTTAAATTTAGTTAGAAAGGATGAACAGAAAATATGGATAAAAGAATGTTTGACTTGCAAATGTTCGCTGCTGAAGCTGTAAAAGGTAATAAGATTGTTTACCTTTTCCGCATTTTGAGCGAAGAAGCAACAGCAGACGGTGTTACACTTGCGCTTACAACAGAAAACAGCATTTCAATCTCAAAGGATTCAGACACAACCGTTACAAAAGACGGCTCGATTCGTACTCCGGGAGAAGCAGAGATTGAAATTACAGCAACTGCATTACTTGCAAAGGGCGATACGATGTATGACAAGCTCAAACAAGCAATGTTTGAAAACAAGCTTATTGAGATTTGGGAAGCCAATCTTGAAGAGCCTGCCGGAGAGAGTACAAACAAATTCAAAGGCACATATTATCAAGGCTATTTGACAGAGTTTGAGAAATCTTCAAACGCTGAAGATCATGTTGAAGTGTCAACGACATTCAGCATTAATGGTACAGGCGATGACGGCGATGTAACTGTTACTGCTGAACAGCAAGAGATTGCTAACTATGCGTTCAAAGACACACAGAAAACAGGCGCTTAATTTAGCAAAAGTTTAGTAATATTAAACACTTAGGGCTGAGAAATCAGCCCTTTATTATTTGAAAAAGGAGAAATTATTGATGTTTGAATTAGAGATTAAAGGGCAAATTTATCAATTTTGTTTCGGAATGGGATTCTTGCGTGAAATCAACAAAAGAATCAATCAGCCTGTTGATGGCTTAAAAGATGTTAAAAGGGATGTTGGACTGGGTTACTATGTGCTTCTACTTATAGACAGAGAAGTTGAAGCATTAGTTGATACGCTCTTTGCTGCTAACAAAGGCTTTGACAAAAGGGTGACTATTTCACTTTTGGACAGCTACATTGACGATCCTAACACTGACATTGAAGGGCTTTTCGTAACGGTGCTTGATTTTTTAAAGCAAGCAAATGCTACGAAGAAAAAGACAACGGAGCTTGTGGAGATGGCAGAGGAAGAGAAAGCGAAAGCGGAAGCGGAGAAAGCAGCTCAGACAGCTCAGTAATTTCTTTTGAGGACTTGTACAGGGAAATTGCTTTAAATTGCTTTCGGTATTTGGATTATAAGAGCTTTGCGGAAGTTGATCGCTTAACCATTCCAGAGTATGAAATGCTTATGGAAGCGGTGCGATTAAAGCAAGTTGACATGGATTATAGAAACCACTTACAGGCTTTTTTGAATTTTGCTGTTAAGGCAGAGAAAAAGGCAGGCAAGCATAAAACAAAGCCCGTTTTTGCTAACTTCAAGAAGTTTTTCAACTACGAAGAAGCACTTGAAAAAGCAAAAAGCAAGGATGAAAGCAAAGAAAAAAGCAAGTTTTCCGGCATAGGCAAGTTTTTTAAGAAAGGAGAGTGAAAATATGGCTGACAGTTATTCAGTCAAGGCTAAATTATCCGCAGTAGACAGCGGTTTTATTTCTACTCTCAGAAACGCATCAGGCGCTGTTGATACTTTAGGCAGCAAGCTAAAAAGCGGTATATCTTTCGGTGTATTTGCCGGAATAGGAGCTAAAGCCTTCGGTATGCTTACAAGCGGAGTTTCAGGACTTGTTAGCGAGCTTAATTCAACGGCTGCTGCTTGGACTACTTTTGAAAGCAACATGGGCATATTGGGTAAGAGTTCAGGCGAGATTAACGCTGTAAAGAAAGATTTGCAGAAGTTTGCAGAGCAGACTGTTTACAGCTCTTCAGACATGGCTTCGACTTATGCGCAGCTGTCAGCGGTAGGCACGAAAGAGACAAGTAAACTTGTAAAAGCTTTTGGTGGACTTGCGGCAGCTTCTGACAATCCGCAACAGGCAATGAAAACATTGTCGCAGCAGGCTACACAGATGGCGGCAAAGCCTGAAGTCGCATGGGCTGATTTTAAGCTCATGCTTGAACAAACGCCAGCTGGTATTGCGGCGGTTGCAAAAGAAATGGGAATGTCAACAGCTGAAATGGTAACGGCTGTACAAGACGGCGAAATTGCAACGGATAAATTCTTTGAAGCGATTATTAGGGCAGGCGGCGAAGGCTCGCAGTTTGAACAAATGGCAACAAAGGCAAAGACAGTCGGGGCAGCGATAGACGGATTAAAAGAAGGTTTGAGCAATAAGCTAATGCCTGTATTTAATACTTTGTCGCAAGTAGGAATTAAGGCGGTTGACGGCATTGCAGGGGCGATTAACAAAATTGATGCTTCAGCTATTGCGGCTAAGGTAGAATCATTCGTTAATACAGCTTTGAAGTTCTTGAATGTTTTCAAAACTTCTTTTTCGGGTGTCGGCTCTGCTTTTGGCAGTGCTTTTGGCGCAGTCGGAAAGGCTTTAAAGAAAAACTCTTCGGGCTTCAGTCAAACAAGCGCACTTGAAAAGTTTAAATCAACTTGTGAAAAAGTCGCAGGGGCTTTGACTAAGTTTGCAAATTTCATTGAAAAACACGCAGATACAATAGCAAAGATATTACCGTATGTTGCAAAGCTCGCAGGGGCTTTTTTGGCATATAAAGCAGTAAATAAAGTTGCTCCGGGATTAACTTCTTTTGCAGGCGGTCTTGTTAAAATGGCAGGCAGCGGCATTGTCGGTTTAGGATCTAAACTGTTTGGCGTTTCTAAGGGAGCGGAAGCAGTTGGAGAATCAACAGCGGCGGCAGGCAATAAAAGCGCAGGCAGTTCTAAAAAGCTTCTTGCAAGTGCGAAAGCCTTTATGATGACGGGCGCAGGCATCCTTATGTGTGCGGCAGGCTTTGCTTTACTTGCCGTGTCTGCAATAGCGTTGTCAAACGCAGGCGGTCTTGCTATTGGAGTAATGGCAGGGCTTGTTGTTGCAGTGGCAGGGCTTATGCTCGGTGTGATGGCAATGCTAAAGACAATATCACAATCCCCAGCAAAGATGAATGCAGCGGCAATAGCAATGCTTGCGATGGGTGCGGCTGTTCTGCTCGTTGGTGTAGGTTTCGCTCTTATGGCTCAATCGTCAATCGCTCTCGCAAATGCAGGCGGTGCGGCAATAGCTGTGATGGCAGGCATGGTTGTTGTTTTGGCGGCTTTAATCGTGGTTGCGGTTCTTTGTGGAACGGCTATGACAGCAGGCGCAATAGGATTTATTGCATTCGGTGCAGCTATCCTTTTAGTAGGTGCAGGCGCATTGCTTGCTTCTGTTGGCTTAATGCTTGTTGCAGGGGTTCTTCCGCAGATAGCTGAATACGGATTACAGGGTGCAGTTGCAATTCTTGCTTTGGGCGCTGCATTGGCTGTGTTTGCAGTCGGTGCGGCTTTGGCATCCGTTGCATTGCTTGCTTTAACTGTTCCGCTCTTGGTTTGCTCGGCGGCTTTTGCTGTCATTGGTGCTTCTGTATTGATGGTCGGTGTCGGCTTTACGATGATTGCGGCAACGGGCGCACTTGCGGCAACGGGCTTGCTTGCTTTTGTGAAGGTTCTTCCGCAAATAATGATGTACGGACTGTTAGGCGCTCCCGTCTTGTTAGCTCTTGGCGCAGCGATTATGGCTTTTGGTACAGGCGCACTTGTTGCAAGTATCGGCATTATAGCGTTAGGCGTTGCTCTTGCGGTTGTTTCGGGCGGTTTAGCTCTCTTGGCTGTTACTTTGCCCTTAATTGTCGCAGTGGCTGAATCGGGCGCACAGGCACTAACAATACTGAGCGGTGCATTGCTTGTCTTTGGAGCAGGGGCGATTATTGCAGGCGCAGGGGCTTTGGTATTAGGAACAGGGCTTCTTGTAGTTTCTGTTGCTGTTTTAGCTTTGGGCGCAGGCGTGTTGTTGCTTGCTTCGGGCGTGCTTTTAGCGGCTGCCGGAATGGCTTTATTGTCATTAACACTGTCAACACTCTGTGCTTATGGACAGCAAGGAGCTTCGGCTATTGTTACGCTTGGAACGGCTTTGATTGCTTTCGGGGCGTGCGCAACAGTTGCAAGTATGGGAATACTCACATTCACAGTTAGCGTTCTTGCGTTGACGGTGGCATTGATAGCGTTAGGTGCTGGGGCGTTGGTTGGAGTTGCCGGAATGTTAGTTTTCGGCGCAGGGATGACAACGGCGGCAGTTGGCGTACTTGCAATGAAAGCAGCTTTAATGGCTGTAAATTCAAGTATGAAAACTATTGCTTCAAATGCAAAGTCTGCAAAATCGTCTCTTGACAGCATGAAAGCATCTGTAAGCATTGTTGAAAGTGGTTTGTCTGCTCTTGGCAGTAAGGCTAAATCAGCATTAAACAAGCTAAAAAGTGCTTTTGATGATTCTGCTGACGATGCTTTGAGCGCAGGCAAAAAAGTTAGTGGCAACTTTACAAAGGGAATTACAAGCGGTTTGACTTTAGCTCCGGCGGCGGCTCTTGCGATGACAAGCGCAGTTAATGCGGCGTTAATGTCAGGCGGTGCAAAAGCACAAGCTTTAGGTGCAAATATCAGTCAAGGCTTTGCAAGAGGTATGCTGTCTTGTCTCGGCACTGTTCAAAGTGCGGCGGCGAGAATTGCGGCAGCGGCTGAAAAAGCGATTAGAGCAAAAGCTAAAATTCACAGCCCATCAAAGGTATCTGACAAGCTCGGCTCATATTTTGGGGTTGGCTATGCTGACGGTATTCTTTCTAAAACAAGAGAAGCGTGGAGAGCGGCAGAACAGCTTGTTTCTATTCCGAAAATAAACACGCCGAATCTTGCGTTGTCATACGGCGGCGATCTATCTGCTGACTATGACTATTACAGGACTTCTGAATACAGGATCGAAGTACCGCTTACTGTTGACGGCAAGGAATTTGCAAGGGCTACGGCTACCTACACTCAGGAAGAGCTGGACAAAAAGCAAAAGAGAGAGGATAGAAAAAAAGGAAAGGTGTAAGAAGGCAGTATGTATGAATTTAAAGATATAACACAAGTTGTTGAAGCTTCGGAAAGCGTGCTGCCTTCCGAAGCCTTAATGATAAATGGAGAATATATTGAAAATCTTATTCCGGGATATAGAACGCTGAATGTTGCAGGGCGTGAATCACTTTCACCTGAGATTGAAACATTTTCAACGGGTTCTCGTGACGGCTCAACATTAAAGTCAAAACGCTATCCTGAAAGAATAATAACAATAACTTATCAGCTTATTGCACAATCAAACGAAGCCTTCAGAGAAGCGTTTAACACGCTCGGCAAGGTCTTAAATGTTGAAGATGCAGAGCTGATTTTTAATGATGAGCAAGATAAATATTTCATTGGAACGCCTTGCACAATAGAAGAAGTTGAACCGGGCAGAAATGCTGTTGTTGGAAAGTTTGAGATTCTTTGTGCCGATCCGTTTAAATATTCGGTATACGAATATGAAGCAGAAGCGGATTTGGTGGAAAATTCAATTTTGGTCGATTACAAAGGAACGTACAAAGCATTTCCTATATTGCAAGCTGATTTTTTCAAAGAAAACGAAATAAGCGAAGATGGGGAAACGGTGCAAGGTTTAACGGGGGCTGGCGATTGCGGATATGTGGGCTTTTTCAACGAAGATGAGAAGATAATTCAAGTTGGCGATGTTGACGAAGTTGACGGTGAAGAAAATGCTTTTTCGCCTTCCCAAACACTTATACTTGATTATTTTGATTACGAAGGAAGCTGGGGAACGGCGGCAAAAAAATTGTGGACATTAAACAACGGTGTTGTATTTCCTGATACTGTGGTTCAATCGGGAAATGTTGCAAACGCAGAAGCGCCGCAAAGGATAATCAAGATTAATTCAAAGCATAAGACAACAACGATATTGAATAAGGCAAAAAGCACTTCGTCTGAACCGACTTTTTATTACACAGTAACAGTTAAGACTTCGGCAAGAGCGGAGAACAAAATCAAGTTGTCTTTTGCTGTAACGGCGGCTTTAGGTAGAAGCTCTTCTTATTTTGGCAATGGTTATACTTTGAAAGGTTCTCTGTATGTAGCTGGACAGTGGCATGACTTTACTTTTAAAAATTCTTCCACAAGATGGGAAGGCACAAGCGGTCACACTGTCAATATATCTGTTACAGTAGACAACTTAACTGCAAGCACATCTTCTATAACAGGCATTAAATTTAAGGCTTTTCGGGGCGATAGCTTAGGAACGGCAGGCACTTTAGCAAGCACTTCTTGCTCTTCTGTTCCGATTCCTTATTATGAATACACAAGGGAACACACTTGCTATTTGGCGGCTTCTTCTTACGGAGAAAAGACACGACCAAACATTTTTCATGGCGCAAGCATAAGCCGTGACATTCCAGCGGATGCTTCGGGGGCTGTCGGTGCTGCAAACTTTTCTTTTTCGTATACACATCAAATGTGCGTTAAAGAAGGCGCACAGAAATACGGTCAACGGGGAGCTTTTCAAGTAGTGCTTTCAGACAAAGACAGAAATCAAGTAGCACGCATAAGAATTGAAAAAAAATCAATAGGAAAGACGGCAGACTTGATTTTTAGTGCTAAAAATTTCACGAAAACTTATACAAATGCTGTTGATATGGTTTACAAAACCGATTATTTAAGCCCTAACAACAAAGACAATGTAAAATCTTGCAGTATTGAAAAAAGCGGAGATTCAATAACATTTAAAGCTGTTGGCAAGACTTTCACATGGCGAAATGAAGCGTTGATTGATGTTGCTGTTACAAAAATCACATTCAGCTTTGAAGCGCTTGCAAGTTGTGAAGCGCTCGGTTATAACGGCATCGGACAAATTGAGTTTCGCAAAAATTACTGTGACACTTTTAAGGACATTCCTAATAAGTTTGGATCGGGTGATTGCGTTGAGGTTGATTGTGCAAGCGGAGAGATATTCTTAAATGGTGTTCCGAAGCCTGAATTGGGAGCGTTGGGAAATGATTGGGAAACATTCTATTTAAAACCCGGCTTGAATCAAATAGGAGTTGCTTATTCTGACTGGATCGAAGCTGATTATGCGCCTACTTTCAAGGTGAGATATAGAGAGGTGTTCTTATGATTCTATATTTTACCGATAGGCACTTAAATATCATAGGACACGCAAGCACGGAGCTTCCGAAAGGCATTACAATTTCTGACGATTTGCGAGAAGAGGACATAGAAACGGGCGTTGCTTCTTTTGAATGTATGCTTCATTACAACAAAAATACACGCTCTAAGGTTGAAAGCTGGGCGAATGTTGGTAATTATATCTTGCGCTTTGACGATGGAGAAACGGAGCTTTATACCATTACTGACAACGAGATTAGCGCAAAAAAGCAGTCAGTTTATGTATATGCAGAGGATGACGGGCTTGATTTGCTAAATGAAGTATTCGGAGAATATGAAGCAGACAAAGAATATTCAATAGAACACTATATTAACTTATTTGCTGCTGAATCGGGCTTTGAAATTGGCATTAACGAGATACCGAATCTCAAAAAAAAGCTCAGTTGGGATAATGAAGCGACTGCATCGGCAAGGATAGCGGATGTTGCTACACAGTTTGACGGCGCAGAAGTTTCTTACAGCTTCCAAGTTAATGGGCTTTATGTTGTCCGTAAATTTATCAACATTTACAAAGAACGGGGAATAGATGCAGGCGTTACTCTGAGATTGAATAAGGATATTGACGAAATCGTATCAACAAAATCAATCACTAATCTTGCAACGGCTTTACAATGTGAAGGCGGCTCAACGCCGCAGACTGTTACAGTGTTGGAGAAAGCCAAAAGCGGTGGAAGCCCGGTTGTTTCGTACACGGTTGAGTTAAAAACAAAGGGCAGAACCAAAAATACAGCTCAAATTACAGCAACTGTAACAGCGGCATTAACAAGCGAAAGCGCCAAACTTGCTGATAGTTACGGCTTGACAGCTTCAATATATATGGGCGGTTCTTGGCACAATGCAACCATAAAAGCAACGGACAAAGAAAACAAGAAAGAATGGAAGGGAACAACAAACCATTCAACAGAGTTCACTTTTTCTTTGTCGAATGTAAATGCAGGCGAAGCGATCTATTCTGATATTAAATTTAAGACAACAAGCAGCAGCGGAAGCGCAGGCGTTTTAGCTTCTACAAATTGCGGTCAGTTTGTTATCCCGAATTATATCGAAGGCGGCGAAAATGGCGAAGATATTAATTCAAGGCGCATAACACTTGAAGGGCGTACTTATGATGACGGGGATTTTTTCATTGACAACAAAGGAATGCTTAAATCCCGTAAAGCTCTCCAAACATGGAGCAGGCTTATTCTTAAAGACGGAAAAGCGCAACAGCAGGGCGGCTATATCACAAAGCAATTCTATTACAATACAGCATCTCAAAAAGAGCTTTTAGAAAAGGCTATTGTTGAGCTTAAAAAATTGCGTGAAATGGAAATCAATTATTCTGTTGAAATCCCGAAGTTGCCCGATAATGTAAAAATCGGTGACAGAATCAATATTGTTGATGATGAAGGCGAGCTTTACTTATCCGCAAGAATATTAAAACTTGAAAAATCTGTTGTTGACAGAGAACAACGGGTGACTTTAGGCGAATATTTGATTAAAAGCAGTGGAATTTCACAAAAAGTTGCTGCTTTGGCGGCTCAATTTGCCCAAAACGCAACATCGGCTTCAAGAGCTTTGACGATTGCGAACAACGCAAAATCAGCGGCAAATACGGCACAACAAAGCGCAAATGATGCTTTAGAGCGAACAACAAACGCTTTGACAGCGGCTGAAAACGCAAATGCGGCAGCACAGCAAGCCGCACAAAGTGCGAATAATGCACAAACAGCGGCGAGCAACGCACAAACGGCTGTTGGAAATGTTCAAGAGCAAGTTTCCGGCATGGAAACGAGCATTGCAAACGCACAACAAGCGGCGGCGCAAGCTCAACAGGCAGCGCAAACGGCAGAAACGAAAGCAAGCGAAGCAAAGACGGCAGCAGAAAACGCACAAACTAAAGCCAACGAAACAGCACAAGCAACGCAAACGGCACAAGAAACAGCAAATGAAGCTGTCGGCAAGGCAGATACAGCCAAGACAGCAGCGGAAAAAGCTATTTCAGATGCTGAAAAAGCGGCAACAACAGCGGCAGCGGCTAAACTCGATGCAGAGCAAGCGAAAAAAGAAATTGATGCTTTAGGAGAGGATTTAACAACGCTCTCTAACACAATGACTGCTGAATATGCCCGAAAAACTGATTTAACAGAAGCTGAAGCATCTTTGAAATCTCAAATAACGCAAAATGCGGCTCAAATTAGCTCGACTGTTTCAAAAGTTGAAATGATAGACGAGACGGCAAACAATGCCGCAATTCAAGCGGCAGCGGCTTATTTAGGAGCAGAGGAAGCGCAAAGGCAAGCAACCGAAGCGCAGACACTTGCAGAGGAAGCACAAGCGGCAGCAGACGAAGCGCAGGAAACGGCAGACGATGCACAAGCCGAAGCGGATATTGCAAGGGCGGCAGCTGATACGGCGCAGGCGGTTTTGGATAATGCCAATGCAGATTTGCAAGCGGCGCAAGCTGATCTTGAAATGGTGTTGTCACGGGCAGATGCTACACAAGAAGAAATTGAGCAAGCACAACAGGCGGTAGCGGATGCACAAGCGGCGGCTGGCATTGCACAAACCAACGCAGAAACGGCTATTGCCGAAGCTGAAGCGGCACAAGCCGAAGCAGACACAGCGGCAGAGAATGCTTTAGATGCACAAGCCGAAGCGATAAAGGCGAGAAACAACGCCATAATAGCGCAAAAAGCGGCTGAACAAGCAAACGGAAGTTTAGCAAGCCAAGCGCAAGAAACGGCAAATACGGCAAAGCAGACGGCATTAAATGCACAGGCAACAGCAAGCACAGCTGTTTCAAACGCACAGAACGCTCAAAGTATAGCGGATGCGGCAGCTCGAACAGCGGCGGCAGCTCAAACAGCAGCAAATGAAGCCGAAACAAAAGCGGCGGCGGCTCAGTCAGACTTAAACGCAGCAAAACAAAATCTTGCAGAAGTTACTTCCAGAGTGGGAGCTACTGAAGAAGAGGTTGCGGCGGCTCAAAAAGCTGTAACAGATGCGCAAGCGGCGGCTGATAAGGCGAAAGCGGATGCGGCGGCAGCACAAAGTACAGCCGATACAGCAAAGACAAACGCACAAACAGCACAAACGGCAGCGAATAACGCAAAAACAGCGGCAGATGCAGCTCAGGCGGCGGCGAATGCGGCAAAAGCGGCGGCAGATTCTGCTCAAAGCGCAGTTAATGCTCTGACAGTTCGTGTAACTAAGACTGAGACTGATTTTGTACAGACTAACGAAAAAATTGAGCTATTAGGAACAAAAATTGTTGAAAGCTCTGACGAAGTGAGACAAGAAATCGTTGAATCATCTTCAAAAGTGCTTCTTGATGCAGAAAATATAACTCTTGAACATTTAAAGAAGTATATCTCGGAAGATGCCTTTAACGCAGAAATGATGACTTATGTTAGCACACAGCTTCGCCTTCTTGATGAAGCCTTACAAGCAAAAATAACAAGCGTTGAAAACAAGACTAACAGCGTTGATACTGATTTGCAGACAAAATACAATCTCATAACAAAATACTTTGACTTCACCATTAACGGATTGGAGATCAAGAGCGTTAAGACAGATGCTGACGGCAACGAGATTTTAAGCCCATACAAGATTGTTATTGATAACGATAATCAGACAACTTATGCGAACGGAGCAAAAGTACAAATTATAGATGCTATTACGGGAGAAGTTCTGACACCTAAGCTGAAGGTTACAGAAGGCTTTAATTTGCTGGGATATAAGATACAGAAAAACGAGACAACAGGAAATGTTGATTGGGAATATATAGGGGGGTGAATAGATTAAATGGCAGTTAGTATAGTTATTGACATTACGCAGAACAGTCAAAATATCGCAAATAACACTTCTAATGTAACGGTTAAGGTTAATGCTAAATGGACAGGCGGCTCATACAATCTTCTTGAAAAGTCGGGAAGCTGTACGATTGATGGCACAAAGTACACCTTTACTTCTCCGTTTAATACGGGGCAAACAACAAGCGGCAGTTGCAATCTGTATACAAAAACGCTGAATATTACGCATGGTTCAGACGGCAAAAAGACTTTAGCTGTTTCTGCATCCTACACTTCAGGCGTAAGCTCAGGAACAGTTGCAGCTTCTGCATCGAAAGCTTTAACAACCATTCCGAGAAAATCAACACTTTCTGTTGCGGATGGCGTTTTAGGCAAAAGTCAGACACTGACAGTCACAAGGCAGTCAAGCAGCTTTACACACACAGTCTCTTGGACTTGTGGCACTGACAGTGACGAAATTGTAACAAAAAGCAGTTCGACTTCTTTTTCGTGGATGCCGGGGCTTTCTCTTGCAGAGCATAATACAAGCGGTACTTCCGTATCAATCAAGTTCACAATAACGACTTACAACGGCGATACAAGCATAGGCAGTAATAGTTACACTAAGAGCTTTTCAATCCCTGCAAGCGTTAAGCCTTCGTGTTCGATCTCTGTCACAGATGCGATGGGGTACAAAGACACTTACGGCGGCTTCGTTCAAAACAAATCAAAGTTTGCTGTTACCGTAACACCAACATTGGCTTATGAATCGCCTATTAAGTCTTATGCTATAACAGCAAACGGGGCAAAATACACAAAAGCTTCTTTCACGACAGGGCTGTTATCCGCTCCGGGGGATTTTTCTGTTTCGGGAACGGTCACGGATGGCAGAAGCAGAACAAGTGACACTTGCACTGTTGACAATTTAACAGTTTTGCCTTATGCGACACCTAATATTTCTCTCTTCACAGTACAGAGAGTTGATATTGAGGACTTAGCGCCGAATCCAAACGGGGAATATATTCTTGTGACTTTTAGTGCTACTGCATCGGCTTTGAACAATTTGAATAATGTTTCGTACAAAATCGAATACAAAAAAACTTCTGATTCTTCGTATAACGATGGGGCAAAAGAAGATTTAACGGCACTTAACAATAATTACAATGTAACCTTAGCAAAGTATGTTTACCCTGTAAGCAATTCAAAATCCTATAATGTCAGATTGACTGTTACGGATAATTTCGGTTCTGTTCAACAGGCGGTTACTGTTTCTACAAAATCAGTATTTATATCACAAAAAGCCGAAGGTAAAGGCATTGCTTTTGGTAAAACGGCAGAAGAAGAAGGGGCTGCTGAGTTTGGATTTATTATGCGTAGCACACACGGAGAGCTTATTTCAAGCCCGTTAGAGCTTCCTGAAGGCACTGATTTAGACGATTTGCTAACAGAGGGGCATTATACAATAGGCAATACAGCATTGAGTTCGACAATATTAAATAAGCCTTTTTGGTACGCTAATACAAATTCGACAGCAAATATATATGTAACAAGAGCTGGTGACGGAGCGCAGAAAATTCAAAGGTATTATCCATGTGTTAAGGGCGAACAGTTTGAGTTTCAACGAATTTATTACACAAATTCTTGGTCGGATTGGATGATAACGGGCGGCTGTACTGAATGGAAAAGCCTTACTATTGCAAGTGGTTTTGAAGCTTACACCGAAAACAGCACCGAACCGAAATATCGGGTGAACGGAAATTTGGTTACGGTCACGGGAGCTGTCAAACCTACTGCACAAGTTACATCGAACACAACGGGTGTTACTTTTGCTTCAGCAATCGCTTCTCAATACAGACCTACTCTATCTCAGCAATTTGTTTGTCAAGGTTCGGGAATAAATCGCTGGGTATTTTCGGTTACGACAGCAGGCGCACTGACAGTTTCACGCTACGGAACGAATGATTATGTCAACATTCCAGCCGGAGCATGGCTGATATTCACAGCGACTTATTCCATTTGAGAAAAGGGGGTGAGCGAAGAATGCAGCAGTTTGAACACAGATTAACAGAGGTTGAAGAGCGCTCAAAGTCAAATACACGTAGGATTGACAGATTGAGCGAAAGGCAAGATGCGCTTGACGATCTTGTAAGCACTGTAAAAGTGCTTGCTACACGGGAAGAGAACGTTGAGAAGGATGTTAAGGAAATTAAACTTGATGTTAAAGGTTTAACCGATAAGCCGGGCAAGCGTTGGGATGGTCTTGTTGACAAGATCATATTGACGATAGCCGCCGCTCTTATCGGTTATATTTTTGCGAAAATAGGCTTGAATTAAAAGAAAGGAAGGATTCTATTATGACAAAGAAAAACTTTAAAGAATGGGTAAAAGCAGCAGGCGTAAGAGCTATTAAGACGGTAGCACAAACAGCTGTTGCGACAATCGGCACTTCTGCTATTATCTCAGAGGTTAATTGGCTTGTGGTTGGTTCAGCTGCATTGCTTGCAGGTATTCTCTCAATCTTAACAAGCATTGCTGGCATTCCTGAAGTAAAGGCAGGCGAAGAGGAATGAAAACATTAAAAGTTTGTCTTGATGCAGGGCATTACGGCAAATATAACCGTGCGCCGAGTGTTAAGGAATATTACGAATCAGATATGACATGGAAACTGCACTTGCTGTTAAAAGCGGAGCTTGAAAAGTACGGCATTATTGTTACGCAAACAAGAAACAATAAAGATACCGACAAGACACTTTACAACAGGGGAGCGGCTTCTAAAGGTTGCGATTTATTCCTCTCTCTGCATTCAAACGCAGTGGGAAGCAATGCTAATGAATCTGTTGATTATCCGCTTGTTATAACTCAGCTTGACGGCAAGGGAGATGCTTTGGGAGAAAAGCTTGCAAAAGCTGTGGAATCTTTAATGGGTACAGCTCAAAAAGCGAATCTTTGGAAGAAAGAAGGCAAGAGCGGCGAATATTACGGCGTGTTGCGTGGGGCTGCTGCTGTTGGTACTTGCGGCATGATTATTGAACATAGTTTTCACACTTGCTCAAAAATGGCAAAATGGCTTCTTTCTGAGGATAATTTGAAAAAGTTAGCGGTAGAGGAATCTCGCATTATTGCGGAGCATTACGGATTGACAAAGACAGCTACACCGGAAAGCGAAGCAAAGAAAGAGCCGACTAATTCTAAGGGGGCAAACACTGTGACTATTGAATTATTAGTATTGCGAAAAGGCGAAAACAGAGGAAATGAGCAGATCAGAACATTGCAAAGGCTGTTAAAATCAATGGGTTATTACAAAATGGACATTGACGGCAGTTTCGGTAATGGCACAAAATGGGCGGTAGAAGATTTTCAGGCAGAGAGAGGGCTGGAAATTGACGGTATCGTAGGCAAAAACACTTGGACTGAATTGCTCAAAGGCTAATATTTTTAGTTTAAGCTTGGCTTAAGCTTGGTTTAAGCCGAAATTGAAAAACTAATCACTAAAAATTAAAAGTCCTAAAAAGGGCATTTAAGAGCGTTAAAAAGGGCAGTGGATTTTCTT